AACACAACTCTTTATCCTGATGGAGCACACGACCCACAACAAAGATAAAGACGACCGCTTTGTAAGGGGACAGCAATGAATGTGCAAAGCATCAGAGACTTGTTCAAGGCCATGAAGCCTAACGAATCAGGCATGCTGGAGATCATCAATGCTTCGTTTATAGCAGATGAGCCATTCATTTTTGGTGAGGTGAATGACGAATGGAATGCCCGTGAGCTTCGTTGGTACATGAGCCAATCGTTGAACGTCAATGACATTGCCCCGCCTGTGCCTGCTGTCTGGCAACAAGTTGCAAGCAAGAAGGGCCTGATCAATTCAAACTATGGTTGGTGTGTATTTAGTGGTGAGAATGGCTATCAATTCCACAAGGCAATCGACTCACTTCTTTTGAACAAAGATAGTAGGCAAGCTGTGATGATTTACATCAGGCCTTCAATGCATGAAGACAGTTGCAAAGATGGCATGCGTGACTTCATGTGCACATATAGTACTCAACTACTCATTCGTGCTGGTCAGCTGCACCACATTGTCAACATGCGTTCCAATGATGCCGTTTATGGCTACAAAGGAGATAGGTTTTGGCAAGACACAGTTCTTGACTTTGCACTTACACGCTTAAATGATGTCTACCCTGACTTAGTCAAGGGCAACTTGTACTGGAATGCAGGCTCTCTTCATATTTATCCACGACACATTGGGCTTGTCAAATGATTTACAACCCTTTTGCATCAATACCTGTCCGTCCAAAAAGCCATGTTCGTGGCTGGGCTATGCACTGGTCAGAATGCCTCAATGTGCCTGTTGCAGGACCATCAGACCCGCTAACTTGCCCAATCCTATACATTGAGCATGGCGTCAATTTTGGTGGAGTGCTCAATCTGTTTGGAGGAGTCGGTGAAGGCTTAGTAGATAGGCTTGAAGAGCTGGCAAACTACAAAGGCCAACTAGTCAGCTTAGATTGGCCAATGCCAAACTATGCCCATCAGTTGTCTAGACGGTTAGGCCAAGCTACATGTTCGCCTAGGCTGACGCCTGCCCTTTTGGCCAATCTAGATGCACGCCTTAAAGCCTCAACAACACTGACACAACAGGATCTTAAGAGTGACGTAGTTGCAATCGGTGATAGTCATTCAACGGCCTTTGCAGCTAGTGGTTCAGGCGTAATCCGGATCAACGGACTAACTTTGCATGGGGCATTACAAAAAGGTCATTTTGTTGAGCAAATAGGCCGCTTGGTTCACAAACCAAGGCGCGTAACATTAGTCTGTGGATCAATAGACATCCGACACCATATAGGTCGACAGAGCGATCCTAAACAAGCCGTCATTGACCTATGCAATAGCTATGCCAATGTGGCCGACTTTTTAGCTGACGAGTTCAATCTTCAGGTTGAAATTGCTGCTCCTGTACCAATCGAATGGGAAAAGCGCAAGATCCCTCAAACAGGTTTTTATAAAGGAACCCCATTCACTGGTACAGTAAACCAAAGGCAGTATTGGACTGACTTGTTCATGGATACTTTGAGTCAACAGTGCTTGATCAGTCCGCCAAGTAGCTGGTACTCTGTAGACCCTGAAGAGTACGCCAACATCTTCATGGAGCTCAACTCATCGGTGCACATTGCACCACCTTTCTACCGTCGCTTTGATTGGGGTCAACTATGAGCATCTTCACGTGCACAACCAGCAAGTCAAACATGGACATTCCAGCAGGAATGGATCTGTATGCTGCTAGATCTCACTACATTGCAATGCGCAATGGTTTTAAGTCAAAGCTGTCAGCCCCGGTAGTCCAATCCCATGGCAAAAAGTGGGTGTTCAGAGGTGACGCTAGCGCAAGCAGCTTAAAGGGCTATGGTGCTGAGCAGCTGATAGCAGAATGCAAAGAAGATGTCTTGGTCTATTGCGCACCCCGAGTAGGTATGGCCATGGATGCAATTGCAACCCTTGCTAAAATTTATGACAAGCATTGCGTGTTCTTTTGCCCAGCATCAGGAGAGCCCTCAATGCATCAAAAAGCATTGTTGTCTTACGGGGCTGACTTGCGTTTTATCAAAATTGCAGCAATGCCAACTCTAAACAGCTACGCTAAAAAGTGGGCTGAAAAGCATGAGGCAAAGTACTTGCCTTTTGGACTTGCCAAGACTCCATCAGTGACAGCAGGTATCGTCAATCTTGCAGGACACATTACTGAACAGCTAGGTAAAGATCCTAGTGAGATTTGGATGTCCGTGTCTACCGGGACAGCCATTCGTGCATTACAAATAGCTTGGCCTAAAGCCGCTTGCCGGGGCGTGATCGTTGCTCGTAACATGCACGACGGTGAGATTGGCAATGCAACCCTATGGTCAGCATCTCAGCCATTCTTGAAAGACGTGCCTTTAAGTAAGCGACCACCTTTCCCGTCGACTGCAAACTATGATGCCAAGTGCTGGGAAGACTTTGAAAATTTTGGCGCTGATGACTCAATCTTCATAAACGTTGGCACAGATGACAAAGTGCTTGCCATGTATAAGCAAGTCCAAAACACACCTCTAAAAAGCCAGCGGGAATGGGGTGACATGTCTGACTTGGAGCGCGGACTATGAGAATTGAAACAACGGCTTACTATGATGAGATGGTTCGCTATGCTGGAATGGCAAAGGTCCAGCAAATTGAATGCAACCTAGGCATCATTCCGCATATGGCCGGGTCAATCAAAGACGACCTGATGCGCTATGTTGAACTCTATGATGTGGTCAATCGTAAGTATGCCGGCTTCACACAAATAGTTTTAGATCTTTTCTACAACACGTCACCAGAACACCCATACGCTCGCAAGCTACACGCAGTAAGGCAGCCAATTTGCAAGTCATTTGAAAGGGTTGAAAATGTCTGGGGACTTGCCGAATGGCTCTACGTTTTCATACTGCATCGAGTCACAGGCAGTGGCATCAACTATGCAAAAAAGCCTAGTGGCTACAACAACACAATCTTGCCAAAACTTGCTTCATGCGATACCATTGAGCAAATGGCTAAGGTCATTGTCAATCGAACGTCATCAATCTACACATCGGTTGGCTATCAATTCCCGGCGTTCCCTAAACCGGTTGGGGACTACAAGCTAGGTGGTGACTACTTCTTGTGCAGCTATGCCCCTAGACTGGCTAGGGATCTTGCTGAATGGTTAAGTGCAAAAGGTAAGCAAGACCTTCGTGACATTGGTGAGTGGATGTTCAACTGGAACAAGACCCAAGGGCTGCGAGCCTACAAATTCCAGTACGCAGCAGTCGTCAGTGACATAGCCGATTTCTTTCCACAGTTCACAAACCTAAACAGCCCATTCTTCTATGGCACAAATGCAAAAGAGTGTTTGAAGTATGCAGCCATTCAGTTGTCCAAAGGCAATGAGCAAGACTTTTTAGATGAAGTCACAATGAAGTTTTGTAATGACATTGGAGCAACAGCCTATGACGGCGAAGACATCTTTTGTGATGGCATCCGTTGGCTAGAGAACTATGTCAGGCCAGGCCACGATTATGGCCATGTCAATCGTGACAAAGTTTGGAATAGCAGTACGATCATTGACCATCCCTATGGTCGTCAAAAAGCAATGCTTGACCACAAACTCATCAAATCATTTAACGATCTAAGCATCCATCCATCCGATGACTACGTACTCAAACAAGCCGGAGTAAGTAAAGAGCAGTATTTGCTAAAAGTTCATGGCTTAGACTAAATAGTTGTACAATTAAAATCATGACAAGACCAACACTAGACCAAACTTACATGCAAGTTGCTAGGGCATTTGCCAAAAGAGCCACTTGTGCCAGAAGGCAAGTTGGGGCTGTGATAACAGGCAACGGATACATCTTGTCTTCAGGCTATAACGGATCTTTCCCAGGGTCTAAGCACTGCATTGATGTACCATGCGCAGGAGCCGGGCTGCCTAGCGGCACTGGGCTTGACTTGTGCATGTCAGCGCATGCAGAACAAAACGCAATCGCTAGACTGCGTCAAGTCGATGAAGCAGACACCCTCTACTGCACAACGGCCCCGTGCATAAGCTGCACTAAACTCGCATTGTGCACCGGCATAAAGCGCATAGTTGCTGATCAGGATTACGCGACCAGTGGCAAAGAGCTGTGGGTTTTGGCAGGCCGTGTATGGAGTCAGTATGCGGATTAAAGCTGTACTTGACATTGAGTGCTATTTCAATTACTTTTTGATTGCCATAAAGTCTATCGCTAATGGCAAGATTGCAACCTTTGAGCGTTCGGATTGGGAAGACTTTGACGTTGATCAACTTAAAGGTCTTTTGTCCAAATACACCATCGTCACTTTTAATGGCAACCGTTATGACTTGCTGTTGCTTAAAGGAGCCATTGCCGGCCTTGATCCACAAAAGCTAAAGGCTCTATCAGATGACATCATTGTCAATGACCTTAGAGCTTGGGATGCAGAATCAAAGTACAACTTACCCAAGTGCATGTACTTCGATCACATAGACTTGATTGAAGTCGCACCTGGCAAAGCATCGCTTAAGATCTATGGTGGCCGTTTGCACAGTAAACGCATGCAAGACTTGCCAATAGAACCAAATGCAAAGATCAAGCAAAATGAAAGAGGCTTGTTGAGTAGCTACTGCATCAACGACTTAGATACAACAATTGACCTGTATGCACGCCTGTCAGATCAAATTGAGCTGCGTGAACAAATGGGTAAAGAGTACGGCTTGGAGCTGCGTTCAAAGTCAGATGCTCAAATAGCCGAGTCAGTCATCAAGAAGCAGATCGAGGCAATCAAAGGAGACAAAGTTTACCGGCCGAGTCTAGCTAAAGACTTTTCATTCAACTACACTCCACCATCATTCATATCTTTTAAACACCCAGAGCTAAACCATGCCTTAGACATTTTTAAGACGCGACCATTCACACTTGATGAAAAGGGTGATGTTGCTGAACCGTCAGAAGTCGGTAAGCTCAAGATCAAAGTAGGGTCTAGCACGTACCAGCTAGGCATTGGTGGGATCCATTCTTGCGAGAAAAAAGTCCACTATATAGCCGGCAATGATCGTGTCATTGTTGACCGTGATGTGACTAGCTACTATCCTAGCGTCATCCTGAACCAGAAGCTTTATCCTGAACACATTGGGCCTGACTTTTTGACCGTCTACAAGTCTCTTGTAGAGAAAAGAATCAAGGCAAAAAGAGAAGGCAACAAGGTTGTCAACGAGGCTCTTAAGGTTACGATCAACGGAAGCTTTGGCAAATTTGGATCACGCTGGTCAGCACTTTATGGACCAAACCTACTCATTCAAACAACAGTGACTGGCCAACTCAGTTTGCTGATGCTTATTGAGGCTCTTGAAGAGCAAGGCATTAGTGTTGTGAGTGCCAATACCGATGGCATCATTATCTATTGCCACAAGCGCAACCAAGCGGCCATGGAGACCATTGTTGCCAGGTGGGAAAAAACAACCGGCTTTGGCACTGAAGAGACACCTTATTCTGCCGTCTACTCACGTGACATCAACAACTACATTGCGCTTAAGCGCAATGGCGGGTATAAAGTCAAAGGTGTTTATGCTGATGAAAACTTATCCAAGAATCCAACAACTCAGATCTGTACGCAAGCTGTCGTGGACTACTTACAACTTGGCCTTCCAATAGAGACCACAATTCATGAGTGTACAGAAATTCGTAAGTTCATCTCGGTTAGAGCTGTTACCGGCGGGGCTGTCAAGAACAATGAGTACCTAGGCAAAGCAGTCCGTTGGTACTATGCTAAAGATGAGGTAGGAGCTATACACTACAAGAAGAATGGCAACAAAGTCCCTGTGACAGACGGGGCAAAGCCACTCATGATCTTGCCAGATTCTTTACCCAATGATGTTGACTATGGCTGGTACATCAAAAAAGCTCACGCCATGCTTAATGACCTGGGGGTCACAAAATAGTTGTATGACACTCAAAAAAGAGTTGTACAATGCAATCACGGCAGTCTCGCCGTCTTAATGTTGAAAGATCATCATGAAATCCTCCCCGGTCACCGTAACCAAATTTATTAACGGGGTCGCACAGACCCCAACCATTCATGCCGCCATAAAGGGCGGCTACATCCTCTGCGTCAATGACGCAGGGGTTTCGGGCTACCCTGAGCGGGTGGCTCGTCGGTCAACCAGCCTTGCCACGATTGTGGCAAATTGGTTTGACATGGGCGGCGAGGGCGGTAACGCTTGTGTCTACCACGCTGATGGCTCTTCGCTATCGGCCTCTGAGCTGGCTGCTGCCCGTGAGCAGCTGGGAGAGATGGCATGAGCGCCTATGACGAATACGGCTACGACGCCGATGGCTATGACGTTTTTGGCGTTGACCGCCAAGGCTTTGACCGTACTGGTCGCTACACACTTGAGGACTAAAACCATGATTAACTTGACCCCCCACACTATCACTCTGCGAACAGCCTCTGGTGATGTGACTTTTTCGCCATCAGGCCAGCTTGCTAGAGTCAGCACCATTGCTACGCCTACTGGCGAGATCGTGGCTGGTGTCCAGGTTGTCCGCAACACCTACGGCCCTGTTACGGGTTTGGTGCGTGATGCCAATGGTGTCCCGCTGCCGTGCATCGTGTCAGGCATGGTGCTGTCAGCACTGCCACCCGGCACGATAAACGTCTACGCGCCAGCAACAGGCGCCACGGCTATCCGGCAGGATGGCCAAGTCGTCGCTGTCACTGAGCTGGTGGCAGCATGATCGACTACGACGAAGACTTAGCCGCTTACATGAGCAATGACAGTGAGCCTTGCGAGACTGACATCTGCCCTGCCTGCAATGGCAGTGGTGATGGTCAGCATGAGGACACTAGGTGCTACCTCTGCAAGGGAAAGGGTGAAGTATGAATCACGCAATCAATTGGTGTCTTGCGGTAGCGGTGGCCTTGGTGCTGTCCACGGCCTACCTGTTGGATGGACCGTCTGATTACCAGGCTGCAGTAGATTCAGCCGCCAATGCTCGGGCAACCCAGCGTGAGCAATTGGCAATGGAGAAGTTCTCTCGCGCTGCACAGGCAATGTGCGGTGGTGAGAATGCCACATGGAGGCTGCTGGACAACGGCAGCGTTCAGTGCTTTACTAAACGTGGATACAGGACACAAATCAAATGAGCATCTTAGAAGAAATCAAAGTAAACCGCACCCCCACACACATGGTGCGCCCCGCAAGCATAGAGTTGCAGAAGAAGACCAAGGTAATCATGGGCGAGTACGTGGAGAGGCAGAAGCAGCCCGGCGAAGTTAAAGGGGCAGAGAACGACTTGTGGCAGCGACCAGTGTACCGATCCGGTGATGGTGACAGTATGCGGCAGGTGCCAAGAGAGGGAAGTTTGAAAGCGTTTAGTCTGCCATCACGGGGGAGTCGGACATGACAACAAACACAGGAGGCCCAGCCTATCCCACTTCCAATTACGGCGCGATTGTGCCAATGTCCACGGGCTACAGCGAAGGCATGACCTTGCGCGATTACTTTGCGGCGAAGGCTATGCAGGCGGTGTTTACCGGCGCAATCATGGAAGGGCTCACCATGAACCAAGACATTAACTGTGACAAGGCAGCAGAGACTGCATACACGATGGCAGACGCCATGCTGAAAGCGAGGGAATTGAAATGACACAACCAGAAGCCTTGCGGTTGGCTGAAAGATTGGAACGTTATGACGCAACCCGTAGCGGTTATGCCAAACATTGCTCCTTAGCCGCCGCCGAACTACGCCGGTTGCATGAGGTGAATCAGGAACTGCTGGCGGCGTTGAAAGAATTGGTTGAAGCAGACGCACCGGATTACATCAAGAGCAGCATTTGGGAACAAGCCCGTGCCGCAATAGCTAAAGGAGAAGTTAAATGAAAGACGATGAAGTAGAAAACCTGTTTGCCTACGGCTGGCTTGACTCCGCCGTTGCCATTGTCCTCGCGCTGCTGGCGCTAGTGGCGCTGTCCTTTTTTGCGGGGTATTTGACATGAGCCGCCTGTTATTTGCTGCCGCCCGTGGGGCGAGGATACAGTCGCAATGGCGTGACTCAACTGTTTGGCAAACAAGCGGACAACTTGTTTTGGTTGACGATATGCGCTATTACCGCATCCACCGCATCCACCCGGCAGACGAACACTTGCAATACGGCCCGGTCAGTACGGCGCTGCGGGAGATGGTTGAAGACCCCAAGCACAACTCAAGCTGGGAACATTTCCTTGCAAACAGTGCCGCGAATGAGTTTACAGAGTATTTTGATTCCCGTCGGGGTGAGCCTGACTACCCGCTGTTTTATTTATTTTTGGCCGAGTTCTTGGCCGATTCTGGCTTATAGGAGATGTGATGACAGGATTTGATTCAAAGCGCCAGATGGCGCAGGACAAACTGCAAGATGACGCCGACACGCTGTCGATTGTGTACCAGCGAGGATTTGCCGATGGCAAGAGAGCAGCACAGACAGAGCAGCAAGCCGAGCCGGTCAAGCCTGCAGGTCAATTGCAGGAGTGTATATACGGTCGTGGTCAAGTTTTGTGGTTTGCCAAGCCAGCAGACCGCTCAATGCTCTACACCATCCCACCCGCAGCACAGCGCAAGCCGCTGACCGCAACCACAATCGGCAACATGATGCCAAGCACCATACCGACGGAATACGATGGCGCACTGATGGAGTTTGCCAGAGACGTAGAAGCCGCCCACAACATCAAGGAGTAACGAAATGAGTAACAAAGAAGTAATGCAGCAAGCCGCGCTAATTAAGGCTCTCGATCACATTGTTAGAACTATTGAGAAGCAGTTGAGTTTGATAAAAGACCGCGCACCGGGCGACTACCTAGATAAGCGCCCGGTTGTGCAGTCGTTGCAAAGCCACGCCAAGCATGCCCGCGCCGCCATTGCCCAAGCCACCGCGCTGGAGCAGCCAGAGCAGCAAGCACAGACAGTGCAGGCGCCAACCCAGTGGCGCGACATGGTGGTGGCTACCCTAGTCCGAGAGGGCATCAATAAACACCGGGCGCGGGAATTGGCTGACCACTTTGCAGCACAGCCAGAGCAGGAGCCGGTGGGGTATGACAAAACAGACCTGAATCGCTTTGTGCAAGATTTGTATGACGAAAAAATGCAGGAGGGAAAGCACGGTCATTACGAAACCATGTTTTATGTTGTACATCGGGCAATCAAAAAAGTTGCCCCACCCAAGCAGCAAGCCGAGCCGGTGATTAGCGCATGGAGTTTGCGGGAAGTGTATTTTGATGAAGACGGAGAACCGTTAATGCACAGAAGCCCACCCGCAGCACAGCGCCCGTGGCAGGGGCTGACGGATGAAGATAGGCGTAAATTTGCGGCGGCTCAGTATGGCTGGGAAGATTTGCTTATTGCGGCAGAAGCCAAACTAAAGGAGCGCAATCGAGGGGCGACCACACACTGCCAGTGCGCCGCCTGCAAAAACGGCAATATACACGACAGTGATTGCTCTGTTCACAACGGCGATGCGCTACCCGTTGGGCCTTGTGATTGCAGTCTTGCCACCCCACCAGTGCAGCCAGCAGAGCCAGCGCAGACGTTTTATCAACCCGCCGCCAACGAAGCGGTAGAAATTTTAAAGTCACTTGGCTACGTGTACGAGCCGACATACACTGGACTTGCGTGGGTAGCTAAAAAGTCAGCACAGCCAGAGCAGCAAGCCGAGCCAATCGGATTCATCAATTCTCCGGGGCCAATAACGCAATACATAATCCCAACTCAGCGCCCGTGGGTAGGGCTGACGGATGAGGAAATTTTAAGAACAGACCCTTGGGAAATTTTACGCGCAGACCCTTGGACGGGACCATCAGACTCAAATATCAATCCGTACCAAATACTACTCAAAGTCCGAACCTTGGAAGCCAAACTGAAGGAGCGCAACACATGAAAATAGCAAGCCGCTAGAATTCTACTTAAGCCCTAGCACTTTGCACAGGGTCTTTTAGGAAGCAAAATGATCACACTCAGCTATATCTTAATGGTTTTGGCAAAAGACATTCAAAATTCACTTAAGGAGAAGAACACATGACACCAAAACAAGAGGAAGCCTTGCGTGAGTGGCTACAAGAAGCCATCGTGCCACTGATTGAGCAAGTGCTGGTCAAGAAGTTAGGGCAAGCCATGTCGTATGCGGCAACTGAATTGGTGCAACCCAAACGTGAATGGCAGGGGCTGACGGAAGATGAGGCTAATCTGCTTTGGGAAAACACAGATGACAGGGACAGTTGGGAGTTGATTAAACGGGTTGAAGCCAAACTCAAGGAGCGCAACAATGGATAACTGGCCCTTTCCCACTGAACTACCCAAGCCGCAGCCAAGCAAACCCATCCCCTTCAATCCAGCCAATCACGAGGACGCGCCGTGGTAAAAGATGATGAGGACTTTGAACGAATTATGCACGAGCAAAAGTACAATATGAGAGATAAACGCATTGACAAAACCAAGCGTGCAGGTGAGCCGCTGTCAGTGGTCTACTCAATCAAACTAACCCAAAGCCAGAGAATTGCATTAGCACGTCTGGGACCGCAATGGATGAGGAATCAAATTGAACGATCTGCCGAATTTTGCAGCCTGGGAACGGACAACACTGGACAAGTTCGCCTTGGACGCCTACCTGCAGTTACAGGTCCAACAGGACCAGCTTGAGCAGTTGAGAGGCGACCTCAAGGACGCCATCGCTGCGTACCGAACGGTCATAAAAGAACCCCGCCGAAGCGGGGTAGAAAATTGACAACTGCGTCAATATTTTACTTTACTTTGTCGCGGTTCCTCAATGCTTCTTCAATGTCTGGCCCTTGAATTGGGTTCTCATTGCGATCTTGCAGCGCTTGCTCAATGTCAACAGCAGGTGACGACATGTCAAACTCAGTGGCTGCCGGTGCTGGATAGATTGCGCTAGACGTACCCGTTACGGTGCCAGCTTCACCTAGAGTGGCCTTGAACTTCTTAGGTGCTTGCTTGGTCGCGTAGTTTTCAATCATTTGTACGGCTGCAGCTACTTCATGCGGGTCTTTAGCCATCAACATCTCAGCCATCTTTTCAGCACGTGCTTTAGACATCTGGCCAGACCTGATTGCACCCATAACCAGGCCACTCAATGCCCCGCTAAAGTTTCCTGTGGCTGCTTTTGCTGCACTTTCAATCATCCCAGTGTCTTCGTCTAAAGACGCTTTAAGGTCTAGGCGTTTAGCGGTTTGCGCCCCACCTAGAATTGTGTTTGACTCCTTATATAGCTGGGACTCGCGCATAAGAGCCGCTTTATATAGGTCAAACTCAGCAGGGTTGTCAAACAACATTGCCAATTTCTTTTGCATGTCCTCAGGGCCAATTATCCGTTGTGCCATATTTGGTTCATTAGACTGCTTCCCAATGATGCCATAGAAGTAGCGAGCAACGCCTGTTCTAAAGGCATCTTTTTCGCCGGAACTCATTGCGTCAACCATCTTCTTAACTTGCTCAGGGTCAAGATCTTTAAACTCTTCTCTTCCCATCCGCAAGGCATCCAAAGTTTCTAAATCACCAGCATAAGTTTTTCTTGCAAATTTGTAATCAGGCACATTTTCATCAATTGCATTGACAAACTGCTTGCGCAGATCTCTCAGTGCTGATGCTTCGGCTGTGCTCATACCTTTGCCACGGAACCCTGAGTCAATGGTGGCATCAATGCCACGTTTAATGTAGTCCAGTGTCCGTACATCTGGCAGTTTGACTAGGTCTAATATCTCAGTGCCGTTGGCATCAAATTTGCCTGATGGCTTGTAGATCTCAGGTAGTGCAAATTTCAAAGGATCTTCACCCTTGAGCTTTGCTGTTTGAGCTTCGGTGTCAGCAATCCCCCGCGCCTTGTCAAAAAACGCTTTGAATTGTGGGTTTTTAAGCACCTCAACAATCCTAGGGTCATCAACGTCACCGTGAGCGTATGCCTTGTCGTACAGGCTTTTTGCATTATTTCTCAGCTGCGCAGTCAGATTGTCTTCTAAGCCGTAGTAATCAACCGGCTTTAGCGCGGCTGTTGTTTGAGCCGTAACTCGACCTTTTGCCCCTAGTCTTTGGTTTGTCAACTTCTTTTCAATTACATTGCTGCCAGACCCTGAACGTTGAGCAACCGCTTCAGCTAGATCCCTAAGAGCCGGGTTTGCATTGGCCATTACTGACGGCACGTTCATTGCCCGGTCTTGTGCCATTTGTACTTGAACGTCCCTAGGGTCAACCTTGGCTTGACGCATAGCATCGGTCATCTTTTCTAATGCCCGGTCTTGGACAACTTTGGGAGTTGAGAAAAGACGCTCCTGAAGCCACTTAAGAGCGCCACCAGTACCGCGTAGGGCTATTGGCAGACCAACACCTAGCCCACCGCCAAATACCGCACCACTGCCTGCACCGCTCATTCGGTCACCCTCGGTAGCTGAACCGGCACCCGATATGGCACCGCTTGCTGCACCTAATGCTCCTAGCCGCATCAAGCCTGCTGGTTGCATGCCAGGCACAAACATCATGCCAACCCCAGGAGCAGCACCGCCTACAAACTCAGACACGCCTTGAGTGATGGGGTACTGCTTAGCGTATTGGCCGTACTCACTACGTATTTTTGGCAAGACAGTTTCATAAGACTCATTGCCTAGCTTTGACCGCAACCAAGCCTCAGCCTCGTCTCCCCAGCCCATGCCCAGACCTTGACCCAACACCGCACGGGCGGTATTACTTAAAAAGTCAACCGGCTGCCCTGGAACTTTATCAGCCATTATTCAATCTCCCCTGTAATAGATGGAATGGTATCTCGGTAACCACCTTCATTTATACGCTTGAGGCGGGTCTTAGACCGTTCAGCCACTGATTTAAGTGCTTCGTACCCACTCATCATAATCTTGGCTCGTTCTTCTATACTCTTTGCACCCAAACCTTGTACATTAAGCAGGGCTTTACGTTCGCCATCAGAAATTGCACCTGGGAACGTAGCTTTAAGTGCGGAAAGTGCTGCCTTCTCAAGAATGTTTTCCATTTCCCGTGTAGCTATAACTTTTTCATCCTTAGAGCCGGCAGCCTCAAGAATTTTACGTTGGGCTAGGTCAGGCAGAGAGTTGTCAAAAGTTTTCGGATTGAGCGCAAACGCCCTGCGCAAGCTAGCCATAGCCTGATCAGTTTGCCCAATCATGTCTTCAGTATCGGTCTTAAGTTTCATCTCAGGCACCGTGAGCTTGGCAGCGTTCTTTTGTTGCAACTCAAACTTTTCTCTAGCAAGTCTTGCAGTTTCATCGCCCCTAGTCATTGCTGCCACGCTTGCGTTAGCAGCCGCAACGGAGGCATCAACCCCAGCAGTCAGCTTCTTAAACTCTTCGTCGGAGATGGTTTTCACGCGAGATTGAAACTCAGGCGAACCTTGTACCAGACCTTCATCAATTGCTTGCTTGCCCGCAGATGACTGAGCTTTGCCAGATGTGAAGTAGTCCTTAATCAACTCGCGTTGAGCGGATGCTTTCTCTTTCATTTCTTCGCCGGTCAATGCTCGCAGCGCGTTGACATCTTCTCTTGCTGTAGCCATTCCAGCTTTAGCACCCTCTAAACCGAGTTGCAGCTTGAGTGCTTGGCCTGCCTTGTTTGAAAGGCGTGTCTCTTTAGCTTGCTCAGCCATGCTCTTGTTGACTTCGGCTAGACTTTCAGCAAAATTCCCAGTCTTTGTAGGTGCTCCAAACGCAGCGGCAAGACGGAAGTAAGTCTCAGCTTTTGACGGGCCACTGTCTTCTTGACCTTTGATTGCATCTTGGAGCATTTTGTTAAACGCAATCGTCTGGCTTTTTGCCGCAGCCCTAGCAGCACGCAAATCATCAGCGTATGGAGATGCCTGATATTGTGTAGCCCTCAACATTTGTTGCAGCGCGGCCATGTTGGAACTCATTGCTGGCTTATCGGCGCTGATGTTTATCACCGGCGCACCAAGCCCATTTTGGAGTGCATCCTCCCTGATCATATCCATTTGAGACTGGCCAGGATCAATGCTGCCTGAAGCAAAGCTAGGCTGAAAACCAGGCTGTTGATATTTGCTAGCTAAACTTTGCAAGCGAGGATCTATCGGAGGGACAGAATAACCAGGGCCAGTTGCAACTTCATCAGTCTCCCCATAAAGCCGAGAATCAACTGCGCCACCATTAGCATAGCCTTTTATGTAACCACCTTTGGCATTGAGCGAAGGGTCACTGCTACCACCACTGTACGCTCCACCTGGACCTCCATAACCACCACCCTCGCTACTACCACTTGTATCCCCACCTGACATAGCATTGGCAATCGCATCAGCTATTGCTGCATTAGAGTACGTAGTTGCACCTGTCATAGCATTGGTAAATGCATCAGACACAACCGAACTAGGAATACCACTTGACAGATTAGTTGACAGCGCCGTTGCCGTATCTGAAAGATTTCGCGATACCGGGGTGCCGATTGCAACCATTGGCGCAGTAGGGTTAGGATTAAGAGTCATTCCTTCTTGATCACTTGGGCCAACGAATGAGCTCGGCAAACCAGTATTAACGCTAGCCGCATTAGCAACCTGTGCAGCCATTGCCGCCGCCTCCGCCGCACGTTGATCTTGCGCGGTCTGGGAGTACGCACCGGTTTGGGCGTTGATACCCATACGACCTTCTGATTGCAAATGATCGCCAATGGTTGTAAGCCCCATATTAGACAAAGTTTGACCAATACTTAGTGCTGTACCCCAATCTGGTGTTGTAGCAGCAGGATTCTCTCCACCAGCCGGTGGTTCACCTACGGTTGCGTTGGTAACAGGATTATTTGCTGCGGTCTGAAGGATAGGCGCTTGTGTCGGAGTGCTGTAGGTAGGCTGATTCAGAACCGTTCGTGCAGTACTAACAGGCAAATTAGTTGGGGGTCGGCTGCCCATTTCTCTTTGCGCAGACTGCATGAATTCAGAGTATTCGTCTGAAGAAATTGTGTCGCCAAATTTACTTTTCCAATAAGCCAAACCGGCAGGGTCAGGTGCTCGCCCCAACACATCTTGGTACATCTGCGAGTATTGGTCAGTGAACATACCAGTGCCTGGGCTGCTCATGGCTCCTCTTTGAAACTGAGGCGCGTCATACATAGACGTGGTAGCCAAACGATTTTTGTAGTCGTCTGAATACGTCTTGTATTTTGCTTGATCAGACTGGTACAGTGGCAAATCAGCGTTGTACTTTGCCAGCAAAGCATCGTAGTTCGCCCTGTCCGTCGTACTAGCTGTAGCGGCCAGATCAACCGGCTTAACCGGTTTCTGCATCCCCGAATACGAAAGCACGGGGGTGCTAATCCCGTATTGCTGCATCAACCTATTGAGTTCATAACCCATGATTTAACCTCAAGTTACTGTACTGGTTGGCCTAGCGAGTTCAGACCTTTGTAGGCATACAAACCGCTTGCTAAAGTTGACAACGGCGATGGCGCAAACGTGGTTGTAGAGCCACTTGTGTTTGTCGTTTGTGGCGTAATAGGTGCCATGCCTCTGACTTGTGTGCTAAGCCAGTCTGCCTGCTGTTTTGGATAAAGCTGCTCATTCTGATATTGCTGGTAGGCGGCATTAAGCTGAGCTTGCTGTTGCGCTTGCTGAGATGCTCCTGCGGCTTCTAGGCTTGCTGCATCTGCTGTCTGCATGCCTTGGCGTTGCTGCGCCATGCTGGCTCTTTGATTCAACGCAG